AATGCTTCCTCAAATAATGTCTCAAAGATGACTTCATTTGCTAGAGTTGACATAAACAATTAAATCGAAATTTGAATGAGGAGCAGTAATGCTAACTGCAAACTCTACCCCTCACTTAACAGACACTTTATGCGTCCCCCCTTCCTATTTCCAACTCTTTGCAATATTAAAATTTGCTTTACTAAACCCCAAACGATTTACTACCTTAAATGTACCAAACTCATTTGATAAAACATAACCTTCGTGCCCACATCTTTCTTCTTCAATGTAACATTCAACATCATGATTAACAACCATTGATAATAACAAGTCAATCTTAATTGATGCTACTAATTTCCACAAACGCAAGACATTTATGTCGCATTTGTTATCATTAGCAAGTGCCTCTAATGTTATATCATCCAACTCAATATCGTTCTTGATACATGAGTTTAATTGCTTCTTAATCGTAGCAATTTGTTTAACATTAGGGAAATGACATAAAGTAGCAATTTGTCTAGCAAATTCGCATCTATTCTTTATATCTTCCATGTCATCTTTCGTGGTTACATAAGGTTGAAACCATAAAACATCACTCTTAATTCTATTACTAAAGTAAACATCATCCATAGGAAATGCAACAGCATCCCTCAAATCTTTGTCTGCTATGTAATAAGTATGGGGTGCAACTATAATCTTATGTGTTACTATCTCTGGGAAATAGTATGTTATAGTATTAGGAGTATAGCAATCTGTACCACCAAAACCTATAAAATCACCTTGAAATATGCCATCAATTCTTGGTAGATAGTCGAAACATCCATGTAAGATAGTAGCGACATTTCCAGTGTGATTGTTATCAATATCCTCATGCGATTCGTTAATCTTAATTAACTTTTTATTGAAGACAGATTTAGTGCCTACAAAGTAATTACCAGTAGCAGGATTTGTACCCCAAACTATTGCTGGAGCACCATCAATCTTCGCTGATAAGTTAGCACCATTCCAAACATCTGTAGAATTAAACCAATTTAATACAGTTAAGTCTCCAGATAAAATAACATCTTCAGGATGCTCTAAATGTGTATTTTTGGTCATAATATTCAAAAAAAGTAATAAAAAAGGGGGTGATTAGACCCCCAGTGTAATAATTAAGCGAGAACTCCTGTTTGCTTAAGTATTTCTTTGGTTCCTGCCTCTAATAAGAAGAGTGGGAGAAGAAATAGAGCAAAAATATCTCTAGGATAGTCATTTAGGAGTGATTTAGTATTACTTAGAGTCTCAACTTTCGGGGTATTTGTTACTTCTGCTACTTCAATTGCCTTTTTAGGTGTAACTTTAGTTGCACGTTTAGGGGCAGTTGTTGTAACTTTCTTAACAGATGCCCTCGGTGTTGTTGTTTCTTTGGTAATACTTGCAGTAGTAGCAGTCTTAGCAGTTTTGCGTGTTGCTGAAGTGCGTCTGCGAGTTGCCATGTAGTTTTAAAATAAACTGTGGGGTTGTATCCCCTCACTATACAGACACTTTATGCGTCCCCCCTTGTTATTAAGAAGATGTACCAATTACATAGGCATATCTAGCATGAGGATTTCGTGCCTTTGCTGTATTTTCAGCATTATTCCTGTTAGTTGCATAAACAGATTCAATAAATGTATTACTACCTACACATACTTTAACATCATATTTCATTGTTTATACCTCCACAAGGAAATCTTCCTTGTTAATATAATCTTTACAACCTAAACATCCACAAGCAGACCACGCAAAGTGGTAAACTGTCTCTGTATGATTACATTTAGGG